TGAAAACCGGCGATGTGAAAGCATCCGTGGGTTCGAATCCCACTCTCTCCGCCAGTTTTTTCATACCGCATGCGGAAGTACCCAAGTGGCCGAAGGGGCTCCCCTGCTAAGGGAGTAGGCGTCTAAAAAGCGCGCGAGAGTTCAAATCTCTCCTTCCGCGCCAAAGTACCGATTTTAGATGTTTTAAATCTAAAATCGGTACTTTTTTATGCTTTTCACCCTATTTTCTGCGTATTTTCAAAAAGCAAAAAATCACGTTATGACACGCTCTGTAACATAAAATTATTTTCCGTATGCTACATTGTATGCTACAGATTCAGCGCAATGCGAGGGGACTCCCCTATTTTTTGCTACATGGACTTTATTTTCCGAAGCATAGAATCATAGACTTTTCGGTTCACAAGCGATAATGTGTCCATAAGTTCATCAACGACCGCCCAAGCCCTTGCCGGGTCTTTCCCGGCTACCGCAAGTAAAAAATCACTGTCCCCGTACTCGCCCACGGTAGCCGGTTCTGCGGTCACAGGGGCGGGAGCGCCGGAGTAGCAACCCACATACCTACCGCCGTCGCCCCGTTCCTCCTCCTGCATCTTGTCGCGTATCACATAAAGATCTGCCAGTTTGGCATAATTGGGATAGCTGGATTCCTCATATTCCAGCCGCGCTATCTCCTTACGGATCTCGGCTTTATCCAGCATATCGCGCCTCCTTATGCCCGCTCGATCTGCTCCATGCAGCGGCGGATCGCGTCACGGGTTTTATCGTCGTCCGCGTCGCGCATCATATCCTCCAGCTGCGCATGCATATGCTCGCGGGCGTCTGTGCGGCTATAGCGGCCCATTGCGTCGCGGCGTCGGCCACGGTAAGAGCTGCCCCGTCCATATGTACCGCGCATATCCGCCTCCCACTCGCCATCGCGGGAATAGCTGCCGTCTTCAGCCATCTCGATCTTGTAGGTATTCTTGATGGAGCTCGTCAGCTTCTGGATCGCGTCCAGATCGCCCGCAGACATTTCGCGCTTGTCGGCGATTTCGTCAAGCTCTTTGCAGAGCATTTCACGCAGGTTTTTCAAATCGTACATATTGCATTCTCCTTTCACGATACGCGCTCGACGATCATATTGCTATTTGCGAAACTGATCGCCTGCGCGCTGGTGTTCTTCGCCGCTACAGTTAGGCAGCAGCCGCGCGGGACTTCCACGAATGCGGAAACGAAGATGTTGAAATAGTTCTCAACAGCCGCAGGGGTTACGATCGCTGTGGCGCTGCTCAGAGGTTCGCCGTTGATTGCAAGCGCAGCGGTAATGGCACCTACTGTTCCGCCTGTAGGGACGGCGATATTCGCACCAAAGGATACGCGGAACTTCGCCTTGCATTGCTGCGTAAGCCCGCGCAGCGTAACGAGCCCGCTTCCTTCTCGATGTACGATGCACGGCTTTCCGCAAGCCGCCGTGGAGATCAGAGGGACGTTCTGCCCAGCGGCGACAGTTTGAATCCCGGATGATGTAAATTCAGCCATAAAATCATTCCTTTCTAAAAGTATCGAATTCGGCGCAGTTAAAATTAGCGGCGGGACGATTGCCCCGCCGCGTTGCTGTCGAGTATCGGCAATGGGGCCGATCATTTTCGTGAGGCCACGAAAAAGCTCTACGATGTGGAGTTGTTACGCGCAGTTGCCGCAGCCGTAGTTGTAACCGCTGTTGCAGCAGTACGGATTCGCGACAACATAGGCCGGGCTGGGGCTCGGGCGAAGCGTGGAAACAAGGTAATTGTTCTGCGCCGCCTGCGATGCTGCCAGCTGGTAGCCGAAGAGCTGCTGGTTCTGCTCGGCGATCTTCGCGTCCTTCGCCGCAAGCTCCTGTGCCGTCAGACGCTGGTCGATGCTGCGGAAGCCGCAGTTCATCGCGTCGATGATGTCGCGGGTGGTGTTCTGCACGGTGTTGCGGGTGTCGCACGCCTGCGTCGCCATGTCATAGCGCACCTGGGCGATTGCAGCGCGGTTTTCGCAGCAGCACTCCTGTGCCTGCATCGCCATGTTGTTCAGCTGCTGCATAAGCGCGGCCTGCTGATTACAACGAGAAAGTTCGGCGTTCTGGAAACCGCTGTTGAGGGCCTGCGTGGTCGTAGCAAAGCCGCCAGTAATGGCATTGTTCAGGGCAAACGTGGAATCGCAAATGCCGTTTGCCATACTGTCAAGTTTACGCTCAACACTTGCGAAATCGGACGTCAGCACGTAACCGTCCATCACGCCGCCGCTGCCATTGCCGCCCCAGCCGTTGCCGTTGCGTCCCCAGCCGAACAAAAACAGCACAATGATCCAGATCCAGTTATCACCCCACATCCCCATACCGCCGCCGTAGTTATTGGCAGGCTGGACGGGCATAGTCGGCTGAATGCCGCCATCAGTAAGACTCATAAAATTCTCCTTTCGTAGATTTTGAAATTTATCTCAATCGTGGCCACGAATTAAGATTCATTTTATCCGAGCAGCTGCCGGAATTGCACAGCCATTTGCTGCATTTGATTCAGCTGCTGCTGCGTGATTTTCCCGCTCTGTACCAGTTTTTCGACCTCTGCTTTCGGGTTGCCCTGAAACGTCTGCTGAAACTGCCGGAATTGCTGCACCATATTTTGAAACTGCCCCATCTGGCCGGGCATCTGCCCGCCGCCGAGGGCCTGAAACAGGGGGTTAGCCATCGCTTTCAGCCTCCTTTGTCTTTCTCGCCGGTCTTACGCTGGGGGGCCGTCAGCTTGGCTACCAGCTCTTCAAACTCCCTGCGGGTCACATATTCTTCGCTCATGTCTTTTCGCGGCGCTGCGGGCGCTGGCGCGGCCTGCGCACGCTCTACAAGGTCGTAGGTCGTCATGGTCGGCTTGCCGCTTGCATCTGCCTTTTTCACATACACGACCGGCGCATTCATATCCCAAAGCGTAACGGCATTGTTGGGCGCGACGATAAAGTCGTTTGCGGCCTGTTCGTTCGGAATCCAGATGATCGACTGATTCTGCGGCTGCTGGGGCTGCGGCTGGTAGGCCGGTATCTGCGGCGCGGGCTGGTACTGTGGGCGAATCATTGGCTCCTGCATTGGTTGACTGATCGGTTGGCCGATTGGCTGATTATAAATCGGCTGCTGATACACATACGGCTGTTGTCCGAACATCATTTATCCTCCTTTGCCCAGTAGAACAGCGGGATCTCATTGCCGCTGTCCCATGTATCGAAATAGCTTCCGTTCTCCGCACAGACCACATGACTGGACAGGGCAAGAACGTACACGCCGCGCGGATGGTCTGCGCAGAAATCCGCGACGGTATAGCAGTCCGGGCATGTGTTCGGGATTACGTTCCGGGTAAAGCCCTGCTGCCGGAGGTAAGCGCTCCATACGCTGTTTGCGCTCGGCAGATCGCCCATGATGAGTCCCTGCAGGCACAGGCCGATATACACCTCGTCCCAGCTCTTCCCGGTCGCCTTTGCGATAGCCCGGACGGTGCAGTCCCCGACCTTCTGCCCGGCAGGGTTCGGATTAAAATAAGAAAAGCCCATACCGAACACTCCTTTGATGTGTCCAGTATGGGCTTTTTACTATTTTCCTGTGCCTCAGTTATGCATCAGTTTTGCTCAAATAAATATGCAGCAATCCAGCCGCGTATCAGTTCGTTTGGCGTCGTGCCGTTGGACTTGGCTGCGGCCTTAAATCTTTCCGCGATCTCCCGCTTGAGCTTGCAGGAGATCACGGACATGTTCTCAGCGTCCCACTTGTTGCGAGCGCGGCGCTGGGTGTCAGTCGGCATAGCATACCTCCCACGCGCAGACGTTCGCCGCATTCAACGCGGCAGAAATCAGCGCTTCGGCGTCCACGCCCAGAACGCCGGAGACGGACCGCAGAACGCCCAAGACATCCTCCGGGGTGTCAACGGACGCATCGTCCATTGTGCCGTCGGAAAATTGCCAGCAGAAGCCGTCAGCCGTCACGGAAAAATACACGCGGCTGCCAAAATCGCCGCAGGACGTGTCGTCGGCCTCGACGGTGACAAGCTGGCCGTTAAGATCGACGACGATACCGCCGGAAAACTGCCAGTAACCTCCGCCATTATTTGCAGTGTCCGGGTTATAGTGGGGATTTGTCTGCGCTCCCCACGCGGAAACGATATTAAACATGTCTGCCATCCTCCGATTTTTTTGTCGTGTTTGTTTTGCTTTGTGTCTATGGCTGCATTATATACTGTAATACCGTATATGTCAAGGGCTTTTCAAAAATTTTTATATAAAAAATAAGCGCCGAGAAACCGGCGCTTATCTCAGTTATACAGTTTGCTGGATGTCCGCTGCATCTCCCGCATGATCTCCGGTAGGCGGCGCTGTACCGTGGCGCGGCCAAGATACAATTCTGTTGCAACGTCCACTTGCGGGAGCTTGTCCACGAAGTAGAGCTGCGCGATCTTCTCGTTCTCCCGGCCAAGATTGGCCTGATAGATCACGGCCTCCATGTCCTTGCGGGTCAGGCGGCCCAGCTCTGGCGGCAGCTTGGCCCGCGCCTGCGGCGACATACGCCCCGCCTCCTTACTTTTCCTTGTGATTCAGCACGGCGATATTGCCCTTGTTGCTGACTTCGAGATCCAGCGCAGCGGCCAGATCGCGCACCTTGACGTAGTTCGTGCCGTTCTTCAGGATGCGTTCAACGGCGACTTCCTTGCCGTCCACGATGATCTTGCTCTTTTCTACCATCTCAGTTTCCTCCTCTGCATTTTTTCCATCTTCGAGTGCCATGACCGTATGGCCCTCGCTTACCAGCACGTCACCGCGCAGGAGATTGGCGTCCGTCGTCAGATACTTGCTTCCTGTCAGCAGCTCGAAGTCTCCCGTTGCGGGCCAATCGTGCAGCATACAGTAGGTGGTGCAGCTGTTGCCCTGCCGACGGTAGAGCGCTTCGACCGACGCGCAGCCTGCGGCCACGGCGCAGAGCGTCATGAGGCCGGAGCAGTCCGTCTCCACGGGCTTTGTGATTCTGCTCACGTCCCACCCGACGGCTCTGGCGGCCTCATACGCCGTGTTCCGGTCGGCCATGTCGTAACCGATGTTCCGGTTTTTAATGGCCGCCTCGCACGTCTGCGCGGCCCGCTCGGCCTTTTTGCGGCTCTTGTAGCGCAAGATGCCGAGCCAGCGCCCGTTGTACCAGTTGGAGATATTCAGCTCCCGCCAGTTCTGATTGCCGGGCTGCTGGTTCCAGCCGCCGGTTTCACCGAGGCTGGCCTGTCCAATCTTGATGCTCATTTCTGCGCGTCCTCCTGCGGCTTGCCTGCCGCATCGATGGCGTCCTGCGCTTTCTGGCTCTGTGTGCCAAAGTAAAACGCGATTACGACGGTATACACCATCATAAAGTCCTGCGAGATCTTCCCGGCGACTGCCATGTACGCAAATACCGCCGTCAGCACCAGCGTGACGATGGATTTGACGCTCAGCAGATTGCCGAGCCGCTTCTTAATGTTTTCCATAATCAGCCCTCCACCTTGATTGCGCGGTTCTCGAACTTTTTATAAGCGTCGAGATAAATTTCCTGCTTGTCGCCGTTGAGCGTCAGTTCATAGTACATGCCGTCGAACAGCGTCGTGGAAGCCAGTGCTTTCCAATTCTTCAACGTTTTGCAGTACCACACGACGTAAACGTCATCAGGGCTGATCTGTTTTCCGTCGCTCTTGTCTAAGTGTTCGTTGGTGTAACCAGTCACCAGCTTTTTCACAAGCTCAAAAAACTTTTTTTCTGTCATTTTGTATGTACCCCTTTCATTCTACAGGTTCATTTTTCTTTGCGAATACGCGTTTGAAGGCCAGCAGCAGGAGCTCCCCGCCGAAGGCCGCAGCGGCGAAGGTGAGCACGGCGGTCAGATCGATTTCGAGCGAAAACAGCACGGCGATTGTCTCCAGCGCGACGGCCCAGATCAGCGTCAGCGTCAGGGCCTTGATGCAGTAAACGACAATGGTGCGCGACATTTCGCCTTTCGTCCATTTGCTTTTCCCGCTCATTCCTCCGACTTCGCCCCCTTCCCGCATTGCGCCTCCAGCTGGTGCAGGAATTTTTTCACGTCGCCGTTCCCGCCCATCTTTTTATACTTCTCTCCGGCGATCAGGCGCTCGGCCATTGGCATTTCCTCCGACATGATGGTCAGACGGAGAATTGCGAGATACTGCTCGTTCTGATGCTCCTGCATTTTCCCGAGCTTTTTGTCGATCTCGTCTAGATGCGCCTCCTGCGTCGTGGCCTTGCCGCGCTTTTTCTGTATCGCGCCAACGACGGCATTGACGACCGCCGTCAGCGCGGACGAGCCGAGCACGGCGCAGACGAGGGTGACGATGATGGTTTTGCTGTCCATTTTTCCGTACCTTTCTCTTTTATTTTGCCGGGCTAATCGTCCGCCATTTTGATGTAGGTGGTGGTATCGCTGGAATAGCTGATCGTCGGCAGCGTTGTGCCGCCGAGGACTGCATAAAGCGCCGGGTAGGACATACGCGAGAAGCGAGATCCGTCGCATTCATGCCATGGGGCAGAGAGAATGCGGACGGTTGTGAGGATGTCGCCGACGTGATAATTTGGCTCCGACAGCTTCACGAATGCCTCATTTACCATCGGGTTCGCCGGCGCGTCGCCTGCCCGCCAGATCTTCGCTGCGGTTTGTGCGGTCAGCAGATTTCCTGCTGTGAGCGGAGTTTCTATCTGCAGTGGCTCGTCCTCTAGTTTAAGCCATACGCCACGCAATACAACTTTGTAGGCATTGTAGCCTACATACCGGATAGCTCCGTTAGCTAGGTCTATGCTGCCTACTCTATCTTGCATAATTATTCCTCCAGTGCCTTGATATAGGCTTTACAACGGGTACTCATGCCAATAATGGGAATCGTCTTTCCGCTAACGCTATAATCACAATATGCAATGCCGTTGCTTGAACTATATGCCGCTCTTCCGTCCAGCGATAGAGCAATGTCTGGTATACCATCCTTTAGTACATCGCTATAGGCTTGCCCAGCTGCAGGGTCGCTGATTGCAATAATATTTACCGCGCTTGTACCATTCTTTGTCGCTGTCACTTCACCGGCTGTCACAAGCAGCCCGCCTTTGTATTTTCCACCGCTGTATGCTGGGAGCCCTCGCTTGCCAGATTCATAAGAGATAATTTTCCCGTTGCTCCATGTTGTTCCGTTGTCCGTCGAGTACCTGTACACCATATATCCGGTATACTCGGTAAAAGTACCGGCAACGATGCTTATCTCTGTAAGCCCGAAGAATGCAATGATTGTCGTTCCGCAATGATATGCGGACATCAGATCATGCGTTGTGTAACCTGGCGGTTCGTTAAAGGATGGAGAGAGAGTCGCAAGCGATACGGTACTTACCGTCTCCCATGTCGGATTGATCAGAGTTTCCGCCGTTGCTGTTGTCAGGCTGTTGCTCGTTTTTGATAACTCCAGCTTGTAAAAGCGTCCTTGCTCTTGATTGTAAAAAAAGACACCGTCGATGTCTTCTATCGCCACAATCGTCTGCGTTGCTGGGTTTACATATGAGCAGCTTATATATTCATGATCGTGACCATCGTAGCCGGTGTATTTTGTACCCACGGCATAGATATACAAAAAGTTCGGCGTAATAAACAGCCCACGATCTCCTTTGGTTTGCGTAGACGGTAAACTCCCGCTTGCGTACAGCGTGAATTTTGTATCAAGGCTCGATGTTTTGTATATTCCTGTGGTTGCGGCTGAACCGCTATCTAAAATGGTGTAGTAAAAGCCGTTCGCGTATTCCAGCACTGCGTCTACCATCGTAAGCCCTGAAGGAATGGATGTTCGCTGCGTCCACGTTTCTAAGTCAGTGGAAGTATAGAGTTTATTGCCGGACATTGCAACCCATTCCCCATTCAGGAACCACATGGCGGACGGATTTATACTTGCCGTTTTCAGTGTCCATGGCAGAGGTGCTGCAGAACTGCGAAGGACAGAGAAAAGTTCCGGATACTGTTCTTGCAACACGGTGCGCCCGTCGCACGGGAGCCACGCGTCGGAGAGGTCTGTGCGGGCGGTGATAGCGATGTCGCCGACTTTGGCCGTGCCCTCCGAAAGCTTGCCGAGCGCGTCGTTGACTGTTGGGTCCTCCGGCCTCGTGGTTGCGTTCGGCCAGAGCTTGGCGGCAGTGGCATCGGACAGAAGATTTGCTTTATTGAGAGGCGTACCCTCAACTGTTGGCTCGTCCATACGTTTCATGTACTCGTAGTGATCAAGACTACCGTCGGAATTGTAGATGCCATATCGAATAGCACCGTTGGAAAGGACTTTTGTAGGTTGACGATCTTTCATATCAAGCCTCCTGTTGCGCATTCCGCCGCGCCGGTGTGGCGGAATGCCTTTGTGATGTTGTCAATCAGTTCCTCGCAGAGCACAAGAATGCGCTCGATATCATTTGCGTCGGTGTAGGTCAGCCGGTCGAGGCCGGGCGCGTCCGGTGTTCCTTCGGGGTATGCCAGTGCGTCCCGGATGGACTGCACCTGCTTGCGGTATGCCTCAGCCTGTGAGGCCGTTATAATGTCCGTTACGGCCCAATCTGTTTTTGCAGGCCATGCGATACTCTTGCCGCAGACCGGCGCAAGACGCGCCGCCAGATAGTTCAGGGCGGTTCCCACGCGATTCATGTCGCTTGCGTTATACGCGCCCTTCATCCCGGCCAGCCATTCCGCCCGCTCGGCTGCGGTCATGGCGGCAAAGCCCTTCGCCGCCAGCGCCTTGACGCGATCCACGTCCGCCTGCGTCCGGTCGGTGACGAGCGTGACGATGATGGTCTTGGTGTCCATGGTGTTCTCCCTTCTTCTCGTAAATTACGCCTGTTCCTGCCAACCAGCCGGATATTCCGCTGGTGAAAATACATTCCCGTCAATCAAGCTGATGTAATGCTTGCCTTCAAACGTCACCTTGTCACCCTTATTGTAGGCATCATGCGCACCCGTAGGTTGCACAAATTCCGGCCATTCCTCTAGTGAAACGATCACAAACAGTGCCGGTGTAATATCCGGTGTCCAGTCTGCCTGTGAGGTATGCGCCTGCACCACGCGATATAATACGCCATTGTATTGCAGCCGATCATCGACCGCGTAAGAATGGCCTGTCACCCACTGTGGGAATAACTCTACTGCTTGCAGTGCATCCTCATCGGGTAAGCTAATAGACGCTTTTTCAATATAGGGTCTCAATGCTCTGGCTCTTTCTGTGTAACTCATCAATCTGTCTCCCCAAGTAAAATTTTCGCCGCTGTTTCTGCATCTGTGAGTGGCAGTGCCGCGCCCATTTCCTCATAGCTGCCTTCTGGCTCAGTACCTTTCAGCGTATGGTCTGTGAGATGAAACACCATGTCAGAAAGCACCTGATGTTCAGTTCCTTCTCTATCTGTAATAATCACAGCCATCTTAGCGCAAAATCCTTCTGCTTGATCTTCCTTGCACGGGACATAACAACCGTTGCCGTGTAGTCGAATGGGCACAATACTGTCTGCATACCCGGCAAACGCGCCGTCCTGTTTTACTGCATACATGGCGTCCCTCCAAATTTCTCTTGATAGATTTTCTCCAATCGCTCTGTACTTGCGGTTCTCAACCGATTTTTCCAGTAGCCGTTTTCCTGCCCCGGCCATTTTTCATCCGTAAAGTCTTCGCCGCAGCCGTTTTTTTCATACCAGCGATAAAGGCGTTCAAGCATTTCCTGCCGCATCGCGCCCTCTGGTGTATTCTGCCTAAAATGCTCCCATCCGTTTTCGGATGTCGCAGCGCATATCCGCCTGCCATCTGCTGCAAACAGGAACCCTTCAATCTCCGATACCGCAGTTCCATATCGGAGATTAAATTCTCCATCGATGCCATTCCCGCGGAAACGCTTATACACGATATACTCCATGCGCTTTTCCCTCATACGCAAAAGCCGGGTGGGAAGCCGAAGGAAGCGCGCGCGGTGCGGTCTTCGACTGTCCCGTTGGTGTTCACATTCTCGAAACCGTCGGAGCTGCTCGCAAGCGGAGAACGGAGCCACCAACGAGCGGCGGTGCTCGTTCCGTTGTGCTTGTACTTTACCTTGCTGTTTCCAGCGGAATAATAGGCGTACTGCGCTTGCTTACTCGCCTCGTTCGAGTTTGCTCTCGAAATGCTCCCGAAAACCTCAAACTCCGAGAGGAGGAAAAAGTAATCCTTTGTCGCCGTGACCGCACTCGCGGATGTGCTATTATTTCCCGTATTGTCCGTGTACTTGGTAACGGACTTTAGGACTGCACGGAGCGCCGCCGGAATGACTGCGATAATCGTTCCGGAATAGCTCGAGAGGCTTGTCCCGCAAATATTTGTACGCATTTGCGAGCTCGCCCATCCGCCGGAGTTCGTTGCACTACTGTTCATAGAGAAATAGCCGGTTGTCGAAACGGGCGAGGCATAGTAACTGTCGCAGAAACACACGTCCGTACCGCCGGAGAGCGCCGTTTTGCCTAACTGGAAATGAATACGGTTTTCCCCTTCTAGGCTCGCATTATGGTTGAATCCAATGACAAATGCGTATATTGTGTAATTAGATAGTGTAAGATGTCCAACCGTGCCGTTTAGCGTTACCGCCTTTCGGTCGCCAATGCTCCAATAGTTCGCGCCCTGTCCCGCGTCGGATATATTTTTTATTGTTTCCCAAGTATTTTTATTCAGTGTCGGATATACAAAATTAAGCGACACCGCGTAGCTGTCCGTGATAGCTACGGCTTTTGTGTCAGATGTTTTCCCGTCCAGCGTAGCGGATACTCTCCATGTGCCGATCTCCGGAACGGTAAGCGTACAAACTCCGGTGCTGTCAGATGTTCCGGTTATCGTTTTGGAGCCGTTTGTCGCCGTGACCGTCGCACCGGCAGATACTGTTACGATCAGCTGCAGAGCGATTCCGGTCTGAATCGTACCGATTACTGCGGCAAGCCCTTCGATGGTCTGTGCCGCAGGGGCTGTGCCTCCTTTGGCCTCCACTGCGTCATACGCCGCGCCGACTGCCGTGATAATGCGGTCGATCTCTGTCTGTACGCTCATGTCTGTTCCTCCTTTAAATCGCGGCGAGAGCCGTTTCGATCGCGTCTGTCAGCGATACCGTGCCGCCGGAGGTGTAGCCCGCCGGGATATCGGCGCTGGTCTGCGTGAGGCCGTCGATGGTCTTTGCGATCGCGCCGTTGTTGGCCATGGTGCCCTCGACCTTGCTGCCGTCGGCCAGCACGATAAACTTTCCGTCCAGCACGTCAGCCGCTCCGGCAGTCACGCCGGAAACGTCCTTGTATTTGTCTGGAATCGCGCCGACCGTGACCTTGCCGAGGACTTTGCCCTTGGTGGGCGTAATGTCCTGTGCGGCCTCGGCGGGCGTGGCGGACTTGGTTTCCAGCACGACGGATACCTTGCCCGTGCCGGAGTGCTTACCGGCGGGGACAGTGTATTCCTGATTGCCGGCCGTCGCGTCCAGCACTTTCTCCACTGCACCGTTGTCCGGCATGGTGCCAGCCTGCGTTACGCCGTCGGCATCGATGAAGACTTTATTCGCCAGCACGTCGCCGGGCGCGGCGGTCGTGGCGGAGACGTCCTGATAGTTTTCCGGGATCGCGCCGACGGTCACACCGGACAGGCCGTAATAGCCCTGATCTGGTGTGACGGACTGCTGCTCCTTCGTCGGCGTGACGGTCTTGGCCTGCAGGTTGTAGTTGCCGCCGCCGGAGACGCCCTTGACCGTGCCGGAGCCGTTGTGATAGCCCGCGGGGATGGTGTAGGACTCACCCTCCTTGACGTTGGCGTCAACCGCGCCCTGATTTTTGATGGCCGATGCCTTGTCGGCCAGCGCGTCGAGCTTGTCCGTGCTCGCGGCAAGGCCGAGGCCGACGAGCCATGTGCGCAGCTTGTTCCGCGCGGTCTGCAATCTTGTAATTTCAGTCTGTGTGCTCATAAAATCACTCCTTTAGATGGTCGCCAGCAGGGCGTTGATATTGCCGACCTCCGTGTACACGGCGGCGGACGTTACGGGCTTGGTGTTGTCCTTTTCGACTGCGTCCGCCGTATCGACGGACAGGGTGTTCGTTTCGGCGTCCAGCTTCAGGCCGGGGCCGATGTTGTAGCCGCCGCCAGAACCGCCGCCAGCACGCACGGAAACGTTAAAGGAAACGTCGATCGGATCGCGGTTCTTGAGTTCAAATTCAATGCCGCCCATCACAACACCGCCTTTGAAAGCGCGTGCGCAACGTCGATCTGCTTGATCTCCGAGCCGATCACGTCGCCGCTCTTGAATTTCACGCGCACCTGCATCTGCCCGAGCTTCGGGAGCCGAAAGGTCTCCTGCTGGGTGAGGGGAAACAGAAACTTTCCGTCCTCGTATCCGATCTCTCCCGGATAGCTCTTTTGCAGGTAAAGCAGAGAAATTTCCACCTTTTCAACGCTTGCAACGTCCAGCGGCTGCCCTTTATTCTTGATGGTAACACTAAGGTTATACGAATCTCCCTGTACCAAATGCCGCACCTCCGTTCTATGTGCCGATAATCTTGCATTCTGCCGCCGCGATTCCGCTGAGGCGAATGTCCATACTGGTGATCGTTCCGGTGATCTTCGTGCCCCACGGCGTTGTGGTGCGCACGTAATCGCCGGGGGCCTCCTTGTCCATGACGATGCGTACGCTGTGCGTCTGGCGGCGCATGTAATAGTCAAAGACGTGCTGCGCGACGGCGGCGACGTTGTCGCTGTTGACCAGCGTCGCGTCGCGCACCTCGATGACGTTCGGCTTGGTCTGCGTCGTGGCGTTCGAGTTGGTTTTGGACGTGACCGACGTCGTGTGATAGTAGGTCGTACCGCCGACCTCCACGCTCTCTCCGTTTCCGGACGTCGAATAGCTGTGTGCCGTCACGCGGATCTCCGTGACCACTGCCGCCGTTTCAACGCTGCCGCCCGTGTATGTCCGGTCAAGTGGGATCATGGAAGGAGAGGCCGCTGTGAGCCTCCGGACGCGCACGCCACGCGACGCGCTTGTGTCAATGGTCGCACGAAGCGCGAAAACGATCTGTTGCAGCGCTTCTCGTTTCGTGCAGTCTGGGATATAGCCGGTTACGGTCTCGTCTTTCAGCGTAGGGTCGAAGTCCAGCGTGAAGTGCGCGCCAAGAATCGAGGTTATCAGCTCCTTCGCGTTTTTGCTGCTGTAGACCGCCGCCGCGAAGGGCTCGTCGTCCAGAATGCCAAGCGCGTCCTGGCAGGATACATCATAGAGCCGTTCGCTCGAACGGGACGAGCTCTTGATGTAAAAGACGCCGATCAGCTTTGCGCCGTCGTAGGCGCTGACGGGCTGCTTCTCTTGGAAGATGAAATCGATATCGTCCGAATTGTCGAGCGTGAAATCCAGCGTGTTGATCTCCACGTCGTCAGAAATCACGCTGACGCCCTCGGTGACGCTGACGCTGCGCAGGTCCTCCCGCTCGAATTCCCGGACGATGCCGAAGAAGATCTGTCTGAGTTTCGCGTACCGGTACGGCAGGCTCGTCTTTTTCAGCTCAATCACGAGCTTGTTGTAGCCCGTGACGGGCTTGGCGCAGAAATATTTCTGGCCGTCCGGCGTGAAGTCCTGCGACGCGACGGTTGTCTCGCCGTTGTACCACGTCATGGTCAGGGTGCTGCAATAGTCGCCGGTGCCACCGTCAAAATAGAGGTAAATTCCGGAGCTTGCGAACGTGCCGTCCAGCGTGATAGTCAGCGTCGGGTTCGCGTCAAAGGTGCAGTCCGCTTTGCTCGGAGCCGAAGACCAGAACGCTGCCCGCTCGGTCGTGAGGATCGGGCGGGAGCCGTCCAGCACCCACTGGTTCAGCTCGTTTGTTGCGACGATCACCGGCTCTGTGCCATACGGCAGTTCCGGAAGGTCGGAGAAGGGCTTCGCAGCGGTGCTCGCCACGCTGGCCGCCTCCGCCGCGCCTACCGCAACGTCCTCATAAATCACTCGAACGCTCATACCGGAACCCTCTTCGGTTTCATTGCAACAAAGTTAATCGATAAGTTCTGCCATTCGCTCCTATCGCCGTATCTTGATACAAGTTCATCTTCTCCGTTTGCCACATAGGCATCAAACGTCAAAACAGATTGCGCATACGGGACAGTCAGAACGTGGCTATCGACCGGCGCGGAAATGTTCTCGTAAAACGCATCATATTCTGCAAGATCAGACGAAACAGGATCGATCTCCAAACTGTAATTGTAAAATGTACCGATAATGTCGCGCGTCATCGCGCCGGTCATCACGCGGCCCGCGTTATCGCCGTCGAGGACGGAAAACGAACGCTTTAGGCTCACAACATGCAGATTCGGATACTCCTTGCCGTCAAGGCTCAAAATGCTTGTCATGCCTTCACCCCCGCAAGCTTCACTCCGACGCGCTGTGTTTCCTCGTTGTTAAGGTTATACACCGCGCGCCCAAGTTCTCTGTGGTCGAGCTGCATAACAACCGTGATCTGTCTGCCGCCCATGCCGCCCGTTTCGTTCATGGCCTGCTTGAACGCCTGCACCATTGTGGCAAGCGGCGTTTCGATATTCGTTCCGCTTTTCTGGTCTCCCAGCACAGCCATAAACTCCCGGTTCGGCGGGATGACCGCGCCAGACGCGAGGCGGGGGAGAGATACTCGCGTAACAGGTGGAATGTTTATGCCGTACGTCATGCCGCCAATCTTCGGAACCCAGTCCGGAACGTTGATCTGAATCGTGTTAAGCTTGGAAATAAGGAAGTTGATGCCATCTATAACGAAGTTAATCGCGCCTTCGACCGTACCGACAATGAGATTCCAAACGCCTTTCAGAATATCTAGGACACCGTTCCATGCTTTCTTCCAGTCTCCGGTGAATACGCCGGTCAGGAAGGTAATAAGGCCGCTGAGGATCTTTTTCCATGCGTTGTACTGGTCGGAGAACAGCTTTCCGATCGTTTCAAAAATCGCAGCAAGTGCCGGGTTCTTACCCTGCAGCCATGTAATAAATGCGTTCCACGCGTCCTTGATGGAGTTTACAATCGCGTTCCACGTCTGCTTAAGCCCTTCCCAGATCTGCTTTGCACCTTCCGCTGCAAGTTTCAGGTCTCCCGTAAACACGCCCTTGAAGAACTTCCCGAATCCGTCTATGATTTTTTTCAGCCCTTGAATCAGCTCTTCCCCGTGCCCGGTAAAGGAAACAAGTGCCACCAAAGCGGCAACAAACCCGGCAATCAGGAGCGGAATCCAGCTGCCCGTCAGGATGCTGATCCCAATACCGGCGGCAAGTAGTCCGGCGATGATGGTCAGTGTGTTTTCCAGCGTAAAGCCGTTTTCGATCACATCTTTGATCCCGACGACTAACATCGCAAGGCCACCTACCACGAGAGCGATTGCCGCAGCGGTCGGCCCGAATGCAATTGCGAGTCCGCCAGCAAGGGCCGCAAGCCCGGCGAGCATCCCGAGAAAATTAGTCAAGTCGATACCGTTGTTCCATGCGTCCAGCCAGAAATAGACAAGCGCAAACGCGCCTGCGGCCGCAAGTGCGATGCCGCCAATCTTGCTTAAGCTGTCTGTAAACATGCTGGCGATCTTCCACGCGAGCAGTCCGGCCGCGATCGCGCCGACAATGCCGAGGATGTCGTTCAGCTTATCTTCGGTAAGATCCAGATTCGAGAAATCCGGCGTGATCCCGCTCGAGTCGGCAGCGCCGCCCGCCCCGCCTCCGCCGCCGGACGCCTGATTGCTGGTGATCTGGTTGATCTCGTCAAATCCGGCCATGCTTTTGCTTGCGTCTTCTGCGGCAGAACCTACGCCCTCCAGCGCCTCTTTCTCGGCGTTCAGTCCCTTCGCGGCAGATACCTGCGCGCTCCAGCTTTTCCCGGACAGCATACCGAAAAACTTTGCGATTGCCGTCACGACTTGTGCCAGAATGTTGACCAGCTTCACAAAAACCGGGATCACGACTTCGAGGATCGGCTGTGCAAGCGTCAGAAGAGCTGCTTTCAGCTGCGCGATAGATGCACGGGCCGCCTCATTCTGCATGATCGTCTCCCCGAGCCAGCTGCGCAGCTGGGAAAGGCCGCGGGACAGGACAGTAAAGACCAGCGCGCTCCTCAGTACCCCGCTTAATCTTCTCCCGAATTTATTCATGCTTTTTTCGACGCGCGCCGACGCTTCGGCCATGCGGGCCGAGGCTCCGCTGGCGTCTGTGATCTGCTGCACCAGCTCTCCGGCTTTAGCCTTTGCAGCGTCAAGCGCATCAGTCTGGGTTATCACCTTGTCGGTGATCTTTGCATATTGACTCCCAAGCTTTTCCGCCGTTTTGTTTTGCTGCACCAGCAGCTGTTCCTGCTCTTTGATCTGCGCAGCAACCTCCGCCTGTCGAGAATAAGCGTCTATGTACTCCGCTGGATTAGCCGAAGCGCTTCCGGACGTGATGCCCTTTAGTCGGTCAGCCTCCGAGCGGAGCGATTTCAGCGCGTCTTCCGTCTGCTTTGCGGACTGAAGCGCAGCGTCCAGCTCCTTTTTAAGCCCGCTCTGCGTTCCGGTGTCCTCGTTCAGCTTTGCTTCCATCTTGTCGATTTTCGCAGACAGCGTATCCAGCTCTTTCTGTGCCTTTTTCGCGTCCGCGTCGACGGTGACCACAATTTTCCCATCTGCCATATTTTCGCCACCTTTTCGGTTGATTTTTGTCATTATTTGTGTTATCTTCCAAGTAAGGAGGGAAGAAATATGAGTGATTGCATTATCCAAATTAGCCGGGACAATTCTTTTTACGGTTCTGGCCTGACCGTCGGCGTTGCATTGGATGGCTGTGATGTCGGCACGCTGAAAAACGGTGAAGAACTTCGAGCTGTGGCCGCTCCGGGCCAGCACGAACTTTCTTTTTACCGGTATCGCCGTCTGGATAAAACCATATCCTTTACCATTGCCGAAGGGCAACAGAATGCGTTTTTTACCATCAAGATTAACGCCTCGAACCGCGTTGACGTTGTTGGCGGGCTAAAAACCAAAAAGCAGGCGAAACGCCCCAGCGGCTGCCTGACGGCTTTAATTGTATTCCTCTGTCTTTTCGTCTTTATCGGTGCGGCCTTTGCTTCCTGCGGATCGTCCTCCAAGCCGGAAAAGGTCGGAACCTCAGTTTCTTCTTCGCAGCAGCCGCCGCAGCAATCCGATTCCGGGCCTGAAACATTTGGCGTTGGGGACCAGGTCGTTCTAGACGGCGTGGCGGTCACGTTGCTCAGTGTTACCGAGAATTCCGGCCAAAATTACGTCTCGCCGGATGATGGAAAGGTCTTTGTTCTGTGCGAATTCGAGATCGAAAACAATTCAGCCCGCGATATTGCGTCCAGCACCATGCTCTCTTTCGAAAGCTACATCGACGGCTATACCACCAGTCTTAGCCTCACCGCCATGATGAGTTCCGACGAGCCGCAGCTTGACGGCACAATTGCCGCCGGAAAGAAGATGAAGGGCGTTGTCGGGTACGAAGCGCCGCAGGATTGGAGCGAGATCGAGATTCGATTCTCTCCAAGTTTCTGGGGTAGCGAAATCATTTTCGAGTATAAAAAATAAGTTTTTCTCGCTGCCGCCCCGGTTAGGGGCGGCTGTTTTTTGCCCCGACGCCCCATGCGGCAAGTAGGTCGGCTTCGGCCTCCGAGTATGTCGTCTTCAGATCGACAATATCCCGGTTGCGCCGGTAGAAATCCCTCTCCTGTTTGTCGAGGCTCTTCCCTCTGGCCTTTTTATCGCGGATGGAAACCACCTGTGCATACAGGCAATCTCCGATTTCTTGATAGTACGCTAGAAACGAATACCAATGCAGGTATTCCAGCGCCCTGAGCTCGCAGCCCGCGATTCGGTTGATAGGCGCAATATAGAGATCAAAGTCCTGTGCCCATGACATGATCTCGGGCTGCTTTCTCTTCTCTCGATTCTCCTGCCCGTGGTCGATGAAGCGGAAGCACTGGTTCAGGGCTTCCTGATAGTCGCTGACGGGCATTTCGTCGAAACCGGGATAGAAGATGGTCAGCGCCGCTTCCGCCTTGTCCCGCTCGTCCAGCTCCCTGTCGGTCAGGGCTACGAGGATATCAAGAATCGCGCGGTAATCGGATTGGATCGGATACGTTGTGCCGTTCACATCGACCGTGGTCGGCAGCGCCCAGATCACTTTTTCCATTTTGCCGTATATTTCGCGATTCTCGGGTTAGTCTTCTTCTGCTCCGCTGCGAAGCTCGTGTCGATCTGGTCGATTACGGCCAGCATGAGATTGCACCAGACCGGCAGGCCGTCAGCCAGCGCGTAGACGTTCATGCTGCCGAAAAGCGCCGTGCATACAGGCTTTGCAAACAGATTGTCGATCATGTCCCGCATTTCCGCGTCGCGGCGGCGGGCAATGGCGAAAATCTCCTTCTTGTCCGCGCAGTGGTCGACTTCGGCCTTATACGCCTCCTGCTTCCTGTCCAGCTCGTCAAAGGTGTTGAAGATCTGTTCTACAAATGCGCTGTCGGTCGGGTTGAAGGAGACTTCCGCCGCGTCGTTCAGCTTGAACGATACGATACCGGTTTCAAATTTGATTTCAGGCATTGCGATTCCTCCTTACGCTGCGTCTGGCGTGAAGGTAATAGCCCCGTTGGCGCCAACCGCCGCCGTGCCGGTCGTGCGTTTGCCGCCGAGCGTCACGTCGATGGGCATACCTACCGAGCCGCCGCCCTCGCCGCCGAGGCTGGACGGCTTGACCATAGACGCGTCGTAGCGCTCCGCGAAGACTGCCGTCTTGGCCGTTCCTGCATAATGATGGACGATCAGCACGTCCTGATTCGCCAGCGCAGCTGCGTTCTGCTGCTTGACCGCCAGATCCCAGATCTTCTTCAACGCCGCATCGCCCGCGTCAAGGTCGCACGGGTCAAAGCTCTGCGTGATAATCGGTTTCTTCATGGTGGTTCTGGTCGTTCCAAGGATATCCTTGCTGGAATCCTCCTGCCAGTCATACTCCATGCTGGAGTCTGTGACGCGAGTGCCGAACGGCGCCCAGGCGGGCGTTGAGGACTCGCCGGTGTTCAGATATGCAATCAGCAGCTCCCGGTCGATGGTCTGACCGGCGGTTGTGTTAAAAGTAACTTCTGCCATAGTTAAATCACCTCATATGTCATTTTCATTAAAATCTGGTGGTCTTCCGTGCCGTCCTCGTACCGGGCGAACATTGCCGCGCGGCTGGACGCTTCCACACGCCGGACGCGCATGCCGTCGCCCAGATCCGGCGGGTTCTGCATTGCCCAATCCCCGAACCGGTTCAGTACCGCATCAGCTCTCAGACGCTTGTCGTTACTCCCGCCCGGCTTGATACGGGCTATGATCTTGAACTGGTATTCTGCCTCATGCCCGCCGAGCAAGTACCTTTTTGTGATGTACGCTCCTTGAATCACGGACAGAGCCACGCTTGCGGAATCAGCGGCGAGGAACTCATAATTGATGGTTACAGCCGGGAGATCGTCATCCGAAAACGAGTTTACCCAGACCATCATTTTTCTGGATATGTCCTGTTCTTCCTCAGAAGAAACAAGCTTTTTTTCTTTTTCAGAGTCCATTTTTCACCGCCTTATCTGCAACTCGAATCCATTTGTCAAGGTTCTCAGCCTTTGAAGCCTCGAACCAGTGCGCCTGTGCCTGTGCGTGTCCGGACTTGTTAAATACAAGATTTTTGTCGGTTAACACTTTCGTTCCGCCCTTCGGCGCGTATGTGCTCCCGGTCTCCGGATCTACCATGACTTTCCCGTAGTACAAAAATCGCGCATACGGGCCGGGGTAGACAACAGAATTTCCCACAACCTGCGTCCTCTCGTCGAGAGAACCAGTCAGGAACGGCACATATGGGCTTGTGTCCTTCCGCACCTGCGTTGCAACAATATTCTCTGCTTTGGTGCAGGCCTGCGCGAGCTTTTCCAGCAGCGCGTCACATCCGTCTGCCTTTACGCTGAATTTCAGCATTACGAGCCTCCGACCTGCCAGTGCTGCATAGAAGGACTGCCGAAGTCCTTCATGTCCACCTTTGTCACTTTGTACACATCGTCGTAAAGCATCTCGATCTGTTCTTCCGTCTTGTCCGGTTCGACTACTTCGCCCTTCACAAAGAATGTTGTGCCGCCGTTACCGTCCGTGGATAGCGTCCAGATCTTGCTTTTATCAGTTGCCCGCCAGAACTCCTGCGGCCCGACGTAGCGCTTCTCCGCGCCTGTCACGCCGTCTACAGCAACCGCAGAGAACGGAATGTACAGATTCACCGCATCTGCTCCTTCAAGCCCGCTCGCGCGGACGTTAGCGGCTTTCGACGCTTGGAGCATTACGCCGCGAATCACTGTGATGTAGCGCTTCTGCGTGTCCTTGAAATCCTGGTCTTGCTCCTGCGTGACGTTGTAGATGGTTACAGTGTGTGGGGCGTACATGCAAAACACCTGCCTCTGTAAAGAAGCCCGGTATGGGCCAGATATTCACGCGCTACGCTTGCAAGGGCATTCTTCGCCTCTGAAGCTGCTTTCAATGCAGCTACGGAAGAATCGCCGCCGCTGCGAAGCGTCCGGGAATAGCCGCCTACAGTCTCGCTCTGCAATTCTCCTTCTTCAGATGCAAGCCCGGCGGACACATTCTTTCTGGCAAGCTCCTGCGCCGTGTCGATCAGCATATACTGATCGACCAGAGCGCAGCAGCACATTTTAACGGCTTCGAGATCCGCGTAGTCTTTTACTCGGTTCTGCGTGTAATAATCGAGGAAGGAGCTAGCGCGGACGGCCAGACGCTGGAAATCCTCTTCACTCACGCTGCCGTAGTAGCAGCCAGAGTAAAATTCAAAATCTGCGTAAGTCATCAGCGCCGCCTCCTTATCACTTTGCCGTCACGCTCGCATTGCCGCTCTTAAGCGCGTGGTAATTTCCGTCGCACTCAACCACTGTCACGGTCTGGCCGCTTGCAATGGTCAGGTCGCTCTTGCCGTCCCAATCGTTCCAACCGGCAACATTGTCACCGTAAGCGACGGTCGCGGCAGAGGCACCGGACGCATACTTATACTTGTTACCCGCCGCAGCCTTTGCCGGAGATACGGTCAGCTTGGTATCGCCGCTCTTAGATCCAGCAGCAGAGGTGACCGTCAGGGAACCGAGCGTGCCGTTGTCGATGGTGCCGACGACCACGCCGTCAATGCGCTCGGCAAAAAGCTCCATGCCGTTAATGACGGTGTCCGATGCGGTCATGTTGGTGTAATCGGGTTCCTCGTGGATGCCAATGTAGCCGGTTGCGTCGGTAGTGAAGTCGAACACCTCGCCGAGATCAGCGCCGTTCACGGGAATGTAGTACAGGACAACGTTGTCTTTGGCGGTGGCATAAATCTTTCCCTTGGGAACGCTGGAATTGAGGATCACAGTGCCAAGCCCGAGGAAGTTCTCGACGTAAGTCATGCCGAATGCGGTCTGCAAGGTGATGTTGGCCGTAGACAGGTAATCCGCAACGTCCAGCGGATTCATGAAGTAGACCGCGCCGATTTCGTCATCCTCGAAAAGAACCTGCAGATTGCCCCAAGCCTGCGCAAGAACAGTCTGGAAGTTCTTACCGCTCACTGCGCCGGTGCCGGTCGAGAGGAAGTCGAAAAAGCTCTTGCGGATGCCCTTCTGCACATCCTTGAGCATTTCATCGGTGGTCATTTCCACCGCCTGATCGTAGCCACGGTCGGTGATCGCCTCGGCAGAGGTGGCCTTGCGCCACTTCTTGAGCGTGATCTCCTTGTAGTTCACAGCCTCGGTCTTGTACTTGCTCAGGGGAATGGTTTCACCTTCCGCCACGGCACCATCTTCCAGCGTGCCGGTAGCCTTGTAGCTCTTGAGCACGGTGCCAGCCTGCTTTGCGATTTTGCGGGTAACGCCAAGAGCCTCCATCAGCTTCTTGATGGAATAGCCAAACATTTCGGTAAATTCGATCTCGCGCACGCGCGCGAGGTCAGCTTTCTTAATCAGTTTCGGATCAGCAGCCATTTTTAGTCTCCTTTTCTAAACAAATCCATATTTGCGGCGATTGCAGCGCGCCGCTCCGCTCTGTCTGTGATTTGCATGATCTCGTCTTTTGTCATTGCTTTGCCGTCGTTGTTGAAACGTGCGCCCATGTCCACACGGACAGAAGGCTTGGAGACAAGTCCCTTGTAAGTGCCGTCGATAAGTGCATCGAGGCTCTTTGTGTCCTTGATTTTCTCACCGTCCATCTCCAATGCGGTCATTTCCTCGCCGCACCCGCGCATGGCAAGATCGAGATTTGCGCCTGTGATATTTTTGCTTTCAAAGTAAGCCCGAACAGCCTTTTCCTTTGCCGCCTTGCTTTCCTTTGCTGTAATGCCGGATTTATAAGCCTCGAAGTCCGAGTGTTCCTTTTCGTACTTCTCCTTATATCCGCCATCGCCCGCCTCCTTTAGGTCGTCCAACTGCTTTTGAACGTCGGGCAGTTTCTCCGCATCAGACTTGTACTTGCTGACATCAGCCTTCAAGCCGTCTACGGTATCGGTATGTGCTTCAATGATGGTGTCCACCTGTTCGTCGGTGAGTCCCATGCCTTTCAGTAATTTTCTGGTCAATGCCATTTCTATCTTCCTTTCCTTTGTCCGCAGTTCATCGCGGCGATAGATTGTATAAAAACCGCAGTGCTTCGCGGGTTTTACCTGTAAATTATTTGTAGAAAGCTTTTGTCCTTTCTGGTTGCTCCGGCAATCCTGCCGCCTTGCAGAACCTGCTATATTCTGCGTTCAGCCGCCGAAGCTTTATGTTCGCGGCGGTCGCGTCCTCGGAAAGCCCAGCTTCTCTGTATGCGTTTCTAAGCTTTTTCTGCGCGCGGATTTGACGCTCTATGCGGCGCTGCATCTGCGTCGCTTCATAGGCTGTGTAAGTCTTTCCGTCAAACGTGCAGCCAAGACCATCGTCGATATGCTTGAGCTGTTCGTCTGTGTAAGTTCGCTCCGAAACTCCCTGAACAAACGGGTATTTATGATGCCTACAGTTTGCGCCTGTCAGACCGTCAACATATCCGTAACCGGTCGTTTCCACAAGGTCATTGTAAAGCCCCAGCGGGTCAGGTTCGCCGCTTTCGCTCTGGTAATAGACTTTCCCTTGCCAGTCTTTGTGGCTTGACCACGGCGAAGAACCCGGCTTGTCACGCGCCCCAGAGTGCGCAGACACTTCAAAGTATCTCGTCTCAAGGTACTCGGCGCTTTGGTTTGTGTACTGGTCGCAGATCTGGTTCACGCCAGTCATGGCAGCTCTCCGAACAGCAACGTCGATGTTGTCAACGTGTCCGCTTTCGTAGTTCACGACTTTCAACCCACCTGCAAGCTGCTGCACCGCAGACTTGATCGCTTGATTGTAGTTAATAGCACCGCTTTGAATCTGCATGACAGCTGAATCCAGCGCCCACTGATATGCACGCGCAGGCGGGAGCCTCGTCCGCCCATTGTTTACCAGAAAGCCCATAGACTGCGTGATATTATGGAATTCATCAAGCGTCTGCGCTCTGATTGCTTCGATGGTCGCAGTGTTCACCAGAATATCAGGCTTTGTCAGTCCCGCCATGTTGATAACCGATGTGTAATACTTCTGGTTTCTGGCAATAACATCGTCGAAAAGCTCCTTGAGCTTCTTCTCGCTGATTCCAGAGGTCTTGCGGATTGCTTTTTCAATCTCCTTCGTGTCGATACCATGCGAACGCAGCGCTCTGATTGCCTGAACAGTCACTTCGTTCAGCTGATCTTTCAGCGCAAGCCTACTGCATATCTCATCGAGAAGCGTATCTTCCAAGCCACGGAACAATTCTGCCAGTTCTTCTGGGAGCGCGTCTAAAATGGCAGGTGAGAACGGATACTTTTTCACCGCCCATCACCTCACTCTACCTCGTTCTCCGGCTCTTTAACCATGTCCTGCGCCTTCGGAAGCGCAGCCTTTGCGGTCGCCTCGTCCTCGTTCATCCAGCGCATGCGAAACTCCCAGTCGTTCATGATCCCAGCGTTCAGCAGCTGCATATCGCGCAGGAAGTCCGTCTGCTTGTCCTCAATGATTGAATCGTCAAAGTCAACAGAAATCTGTACTTCCTCATTCAGGCCAGCTTCCATGTACCTGTTCCCCATGCGGAGCAGCGTCCTGCACAGCTCTTTCACAGCCTGTTCAAGCAGAATCTCGTGCTTCTTGATCGTTCGGAACATGGTACTGTTCTCGCTGATAACCTGCGTCGCTGTAGCAATACTTCCCTGATCGAATTTGTAATGATTCTCACCGAAGCCGCACTTGCTGGAAAGAATATTCAGCATATCCTGCATACCGGTGTTAAACTCCGCCGTGCGAAGCGTCATGTCGACCTGCTGCAAGATGTTCCCGTTGTTCGCCCTGTCTTCCGGTAAAACGTAATACACAGTCTCACGTTTATCAAAGACCGGTCTGCCGTTCACGTCCCGAGTTGCTTCCGGCTGCACCACAATTCGCTTTTTGCCAAGAACAAACTCATTCACGTAGCTGTCATATGTAATATCAACGCTCTTGAGCTGGTCGATGGCATATGCAAACACAGCCACACCAAGCGGGTTATTTTCATCGGAGTTTGCGATATTCAGCCTGTCAATGACGAACTGAGGCTTGTCGCTCCCTGTGTGTACAACAGGCGGAATTGTTTCAAATCCCTTTACACTGGTCAGAGGGACTTCTTCGGAATCATACAAATGGTTCTCGATGTCGTACTCGCCGCCGTTCAGTCTGTGAACTTGAATATATGTGTACTCTGTATCGTCCACCTTTTTTGTAGAGGCAAACGCACACTCTCTGATGATTCCATTGTCCCACGTCAGGGGATAAATGTTCGTCGCGCTGACGTAGTTGATACGGATGCGGCCAGGATCAACAATTTCGGAGGTATCCGGATTGATGGACATTCCCTCAATGACCGGAACATACGCGACGGTGCCAAGCGCTGCCTTGCGCTCCTGCGATTCGTTTGCCTTGACCTCCCAGTTGTTTTCCGAGAGAATCGTGTCTACGAACTCCTGCTCCTTCTTCCCCTCGAGCGTGATGTTTACCCGCTCGTTCATCAGCAGGTTTGCCCAGTCCTCGCAGACCTTTTTCGCCATGCTTACGGAATATCTGTGGCATTCCAATTCTTCAATGCCATTCCATACCGTGTAACTGTGAAAGTCCTCGACATTCCCTTTGTACCAGTCTCCCCACACGCCGATCAGCTTGTAGAAATCAATGCCAACTGTATCGAAGCCAAGCTCCTTTAATGCTCTGCGTATGTTCACTTTTTCACCGTCCTATCATATGCCCGGCGCGTTCCAGGTCTTTGTAATAAGGCTCTATGCTGTACTCAAACGCATCGAGGCTGTCAATATCGGATGTCCCATCGTCAAGACGCTCGTCCTCGAACTTATCCGGATCATAAATTGCTGATTGGAACGCATCGATCAAATGCGGGCAGTTCCGTGAAACCTTGAGCCTGCCTTGCTTCATCAGAAGCACGACAAGCCGTATTCTGTCTGTGATCTGCATTTTCAGCGCGTTCTTGACCTGGGTACCCAGCCGGAGTTTTTGTGCCGTGTGATCTAAACCTCGTATAAGCACCGTTTCCGCGCTATCCGCCCGTGTCTGGCTGTAACCATACTTTGATGTTATCAGCTGACAGAACGTAGCAAAACGCCGGTTTAACGCATCTGGGTCAATCTCTTCGTTTTTGATGTATTCTTCTTCCAACGCCACAACCCGGAAATCTTTTGTAATCCCGGTGGCTTGAAATTTCGTTGCAGACTTCGTTCCACCGAAGTCAACGCCAATGGAAATAACAGAGAACTTTGTATCGTTTTCTTCCGCCCATTTTATAGGATCATCAATCAGATACTTTTCTGTGTCGTTGGCAAAGTCCTTGTAAACAATACCCTCCGCAGCTACCCAAATCCCACGGATGTAGCGATCATAATAAACGGTTCCTTCGTACTCGCGTTTCAGATTTTCTACAAACGCAGGCGGCAAAAATGGGTTATCGTCTATCGTGTATGTTTGGCTGAAAATGTCCGCGTCACTGTCCAAGAATCTTTTCAGCCAGTGATTCGGATACTGCGGATTGTATGTCCCATCGAAACAGGAGTATTCTTTGTCAAGGCGGCTTTTCAGCAGCGCGAATACTTCTTCCGACCAGTCCGCAACCTCGTCGCCGTAGCAATATTTAATCGACGCGCCGCGGATCTTTGACACCTGGGAAACCTTCTCGGCACCGAGGCAGTAACATTTCTCTCCGAATATCCATGCCGTATTGTCGCTTGAGATCGTGCCGACAAGCTCGTCCCCGTAAATGTTCCGCATCGGCTCCAGCACATTTCGCTCAATCGTGGATTTTGTTACGCCGAGAATGACGGCCAGCCCATCTTTTCCGATTCGCTCACGAATCCGGATCGGTATGATCCATCGAAAATCGAGGTAAGTCTTCCCACTTCTGGTGGCTCCGCCCTTGAAGTTCCATCGATGCGTCCCGTATTTTACAAATTCACGTTGTTTCGGACTTAACAGCATCTTGGAACTCCTTCAGCATCGAATCAAGCTTCTCCATTGTCGTCCTGTTGCGGTCGGAAGCAGCTGCGTAGCGTTTCATAAGGCTGTCACCGGCTTTCAGCCGATCGGACAGCGATGCGTCCATGCCGAACTGGTCTTTGATCTCCCCGCGCATGACCGCAGTGTAAAATTTCAGAATTTCGTTTGAATCCGCGACCTGCGCAGCCTCTTGTTCGTCCAGCCTGCGCTTTATATATGCAGAAATAGCTGGTTTTGATAGGTTTTCTGCCGCAATCACTCTGCATGATGTTTCTTTGTACCCGGCCTTTTTCGCTGCTTCTGTCGCGTTCCCGGATTTCAGATATTCTTCGCAGAATCGTCTCTGCTTCGGCGTAAGCTTTTCATCCGCCATCGCTGTAAAGTCCGGCCAGCAGTTTCACCACATCCGCAATCTGGTACGTTTCCAGCAGAGTGACGTTCTTCGGCTTTTCATCAGGTCGATATTCGTAAACCATGTATTTCGTCACCATCCTGTCATTTTTCGCGGAATAGGTCTGCATTTGATTGATTTTTATTTTGATTCCGTGGTACAAGAGCGCTGTTTGCAGCTTGTGTGCAAGGGCGCGCAAACTCGCCATAGCCGCTCCTTTCTGCCTCATTCTTTCGTTCTCGTGTCTCCGTGTGTGAATAAATATATTTATTCACACCGGAGAACACGAGAACAGGAGGAGGAGGTTTCCGCAGAACGCTGCGGTGCCGATGAAGAAGGGCGTAGAGTTGATCTCTACGCCCTTAT